ATACAGTTAGTTATAGATGATATAATGGACAATTTTAATTTCAACAAAGTGCTGAAGATGTTTATAGCAGCAGAAATCACACATGCAGGGGAGGATTTTGAATATACAGAGTCCTACTTGCGACGTTACGCTAGATCTCACTTAAGGAAAGCTGTAGAACAAGGTTACTATAAAACAGGAGGGTTTGAGTCGAGGTGTGATAAAGTATGTGATGAGATTTTCTTATCACTCAAGTTCGTAGGTGAACAGTGGGATACAGGTATTGTAAAAGAGCTAGACGGTAAGTGGCATATGTGTCCTTTTTAATTGATATGATGAAACTACTAGTAAAGCCTTTTGTCTAAGGCATCTAGCTACACATAGAAAGATCTAATAACCGGAGGTATTACAAAGTATGTTAAAAACAGATTATTCAAAATTCATTCATAAATCACGCTACGCTAGGTGGTTAGACGATAAAGGACGCAGAGAGGAGTGGGAAGAGACGGTAACCCGTTACCTTGATTTTTTCCAAGCCCAATCTATGGCTAACTCATACACACTAGACGAGAGCCAGTACCACGCCTTGAAAGACGCTATTATAAACCTGGAAGTAATGCCTTCAATGCGGAGTTTAATGACTGCTGGACCAGCTTTAGAGCGTGATAACGTAGCAGGCTATAACTGCTCTTATCTTCCTATTGACTCTGTACGAAGCTTTGATGAGATGATGTACATCTTGATGTGCGGTACAGGTGTAGGGTTCAGTGTAGAGAACAAATATGTAGATAAATTACCGATCATTAGTGAGGAATTCCATGTCACAGATACCATCATACTCGTGTCCGACAGCAAGGTTGGATGGGCTAAGGCATACCGTGAACTACTGTCACTACTCTATGCAGGCCAGGTTCCCAAATGGTCTACCGAACGTATTCGACCAGCAGGAGCTAGACTGCGCACTTTTGGAGGTAGAGCGTCAGGTCCAGAACCTCTTGAGGATCTGTTCCGGTTTACAGTTGAAGTATTCAGAACTGCCAGCGGAAGACGTTTACGGCCACTAGAGGTACATGACCTGTGTTGTAAGATAGCAGATATAGTTGTGGTAGGAGGAGTTAGACGTAGTGCACTTATTTCCCTTAGTGATCTCAATGATTCTGATATGCGTAATAGTAAGTTTGGCGCTTGGTGGGAGTCTAACGGACAACGACGATTGGCTAATAATTCTGCTGTATACCGTAGCACTCCTAGTATGTCTTCATTCCTTAGTGAGTGGCGAATGCTTTTTGAATCTAAGTCAGGGGAACGAGGTATCTTTAACCGAGAGGCATGTATTAAGCAACTAGAGCGGAGTGGTAGGCGTGACACTAATCACGACTGGGGAACGAACCCTTGTAGTGAGATCATCCTACGACCTTATCAGTTTTGTAATTTGTCCGAGGTAGTAGTACGACCCGCTGATACATTAGATGATCTGAAAGAGAAGGTGAAACTGGCCACTATCCTTGGTACCTTACAATCAACCATGACTAACTTCCGCTATCTACGTAAAGTGTGGAAAGATAACTGCGAAGAGGAACGCTTACTGGGTGTATCTCTTACAGGTATCATGGACCACCCTGTACTTAATGGTAATGAAGATTACTTTATCAGTGGTACTGGTGAGAAGCCTCTAGGTCTAGATCAAGTCTTAGAACAACTCAAGGAAGTGTCTGTTAAGATTAACCAAGAGTGGGCGGAGAAGCTCGGTATTAATCAAAGCACCTGCATTTCTTGCGTTAAGCCATCGGGAACGGTTAGCCAACTTGTTGACTCTGCATCTGGTATCCACGGTCGCTTTGCTCCTTACTATATACGACGAGTACGCAACGATGTTAAAGATCCAATCACTCAGTTCTTAGTGAATCAAGGTATACCTTACGAGATAGATCAGATGAACAAGGATAACTTGGTGTTCAGCTTCCCGATGAAGTCGCCAGAAAGTAGCCGTATTGCTGGTGAGTTAACTGCACTAGAGCAATTAGAAATCTGGAAGACATACCAAGATCATTGGTGTGAACATAAACCTAGTTGTACTGTCTACTATACAGAAGAGGAGTTCCTTGATGTTGGTGGTTGGGTTTATAAGAACTTCGACAAGATTAGTGGGGTAAGTTTCTTACCATACGACGATCACGTATATCCACAGGCTCCTTACGAACCGATCACGAAAGAAGAGTATGAAGTGAGGGAGCTTGTATTTCCTGAAATCAAGTGGGAAGATCTACCTTTATACGAAGACGACGACTACACTACTGGTGCTCAGGAGCTGGCCTGTAAAGGGGGAGTGTGTGAAATTTAGAGTGAATGATGTTTTAAGACCTAAAGGGTGGTCTACTGTACGGGTTACGGTGGTAGGATGTAGCGAAGTAGACTACCAAATACAATGGCCTGACGGTGATATCCTACATCTCAGACATAGGTTTGTGGAGGATGAGTTTAAACGAGTGAGTAAAGGGGAGGTGACTTTTGAAACGGCCATGTCCTAAGTGCCAAGCTGAAGGTCATGACCAATCGGGTGATAATCTACATGTCTACCCTGATGGGCATGCACATTGCTTCAGATGCAATCACTATATACATAAATATGAAGAGGGGGCGGACTATGTTCCGTCTCCTAAGAACAAGGAGGCAATGAGCCACATGAGTCTAGAAGAGATAAGATCTCTACCGATTCGAGCCTTACGCCACAAGCCAATCACGAGAGGGGTTTGTGAGAAGTATGGTGTACGAGTAGGTATGAATCAGGAAACAGGTCAACCAGAGGAGGTGTATTACCCTTACACTAAGAATGGTGAGGTAGTAGCGTATAAGATCAAGTACCCTAACCGCCCTAAGAAAGAAAGATACACTTGGGCTGGTGATGTTAAAGATGCTACGCTGTTCGGCTTAAACGTAGTAAAGAAGAAAGGTAAGTTAGTTATCGTAACAGAGGGTGAGGATGATTGTCTGGCAATCACCGAGATGTTACATTCAATGGGTAAGAACTATAACGTAGTCTCTATCCCTAACGGTGCTAATGAGAAAGGTACGATAGATAAGAAAGTCAAGGCATGTGTTGAGTTCTTCAGTGCTTTCGAGGAAGTACTAGTTGCTTTCGACATGGACGAGCCAGGTCAAGAATCAGCAAAGGCTTTTGCACATTGGTTAGCTCCTTTCTGTAAAGTACGTATCTTGTCCCTACCGCGTAAAGACTCAGCAGATATGTTGATCAATGGTGAGACTGATGGGTGGTGGGATTGCTTCCGTAGGTCTGAAGATTACAAACCAGACGATGTTATTTGTGGCAGTGATCTTTCTCTAGATGATCTACGTAAGCCATTACCAGAGGGTTTTAAGATACCCTTCCCTGCCCTACAGGATAAGCTACAAGGACTGAGGAAACAGGAATTAACGCTACTGTGTGCTGGATCTGGAGTAGGTAAGACTACATTTGCCAGAGAGCTTGCATATGATCTAGTAACACAGCATGATTTACGGATGGCTCATATCTTCTTAGAGGAAGATGTTACTAAGACTGCACTGAGTTACGTTGCTATACACAACAATGTACCTTTACCTTCCTTGAGGATTAACCCTGATGTTATTACCGAAGAGCAATGGCAAGACTCTTATAAGACGTACCTTGGATCGGAGCGTTTATTCTTCACTGATCACTTCGGTTCCCTTGAGTCACATAAGCTTATAGATAAATGTAGGTACTTTGTACACGCATGTGATGTAGACTTTATCATGTTAGATCACATCTCTATGGTTATCTCAGGACAAGAGAGTAGTAATGAGCGTAAAGATATTGACATGCTTATGACTAACCTGGCTGCATTTGTTAACGAAACAGGTGTAGGTGTAGTTGCTATCGTCCACCTCAGACGTGCTCAGAGTGGAAGCTTTAACGAAGGTAAAGAGATTTCCCTTAGTGATCTTCGTGGCAGTGGTGGCCTTGAGCAGCTTAGCTGGAATGTGATTGCTCTAGAGAGAAACCAACAAGACCCAGAGAACAAGAATCAATCTCAAGTTCGATTACTCAAGAACAGAGAGTGGGGTTCACTTGGTCTATGTGATACCCTTATATTTAATCAAGACACGGGGAGACTGCTTCCCCACAATACGGAAGAGTACTGATGATTAGTTGGTCCAGAGTATCTTTACCAAAGAAAGATTGTCTTTGCTTAGTATGGTTAGAGAAGGGAGAGTTATATTCTGTACCTGTAATAGCAGAGTATGATAAACATGCCTGTATGTTCTTTGAGGAAGGTATAGGCCTTAACAAAGATTTCATTAAAGCCTGGTCAGAGATACAGGAGCCTGAGGAATGGAGGTTAACTAAATGAATGCAATTGAAGTAGTAGGTAGTGTTATGTTAGTCTTTACCTTGTTACTGATAACAGTAGCTAGTATAGTAGAGCTTAAACAGAAAGGTACTGATGAATGAACGATATGACAAAGTGTATGGGACGAGCGGAATACGAGCCTGGTTGCTTAACCCCTTGCCCTATGAGAGAAAGGTGTAAACGTTATACTCTGCCAGAGACGGGTAAACTATTCACTCAACCCATTGAGATCTGGTACAACGATGGTAAATGGAGATGTGAATATTATGAAGACAATAGTATTTGATATAGAATCGGACGGACTACTAGATGAAATCACTAAAATCCATTGTATCGCGTGTAAAGACATCGTATCAAAAGAGGAAGTACAGTTTACTCCTGATAGCCTTGATGGTTTTGCTAAGTATATTGATAGCGTACAGTGTGTCATTGGTCACAATGTGGTATCTTTTGATATACCTGCAATAAAGAAGATCTTAGGTATCGACCTGAGTAGTAAAAAGATTGTCGATACTCTTTTACTTAGTAAACTGCTGAACCCAGATAGACCAGCTCATAGCTTAGAGTACTGGGGACAACAACTAGGTAACTATAAAGGGGACTTCCACGACTGGTCTGCCTTCACTCAAGAGATGTTAGAGTATTGTATTCAGGATGTAAGAGTAAATGAACAAATATACAACGCACTTAAAAGGGAAGCAGGTAAGTGGGACTGGTCGAAGGCATACGCCCTCGAACTCAAAGTCGCCCAGATTATACAGATACAAGAAGAGCACGGTGTTAAGTTTGATTCTGATCTTGCTACTAAGTACCATGCTCAGCTCAATGATCTCATGACTGAGATAGAGAACAAGGTGGAACCCTTGCTTCCTCCAAGAAGAATACCAGAGAGTAAGCTACGATACCCACCCAAGAAGATGTTTAAAAAGGATGGTAACCCCTCTACACTTGCTGAGAAGTACTTCGGGGATAGGTTATATACAGATGGAGAGGATGCCTGGTATGTCAGGTACGATGACAAGACAGTACATGTCTGCGAAGCTACTAGACCCCTGGTGACCCATGAGCCTATGACACTGGCTAACCAGGACAGTCTTAAAGCGTGGTTGTTAGATGAAGGATGGGAACCAACCATTTATAATTATCGTAAGAACAAAGTGACTGGTAAGAAAGAACAAACCAGTCCTAAGTTCCAAGATGCTTCAAAGAACCTTTGCCCTAACTTAGAGAAACTAGGAGAGAAAGTTGAATTTATTAGAGATGTCACAACTTGGCTTAGCTACCGGAATCGTAGGAATGTTATCCTGTCTAATAATGGTACTGGTTGGCTTGCGAATAGAAGACTTGATACTGACCAAAGGCTATCAGCCTCTGCGGATACTATTGGCACTAATACAGGTCGGTTCGCTCATCGCGTCGTCGCTAATGTTCCTAGGGTTTCTAGTCTATTTGGTAGGGAAATGCGCAGTTTATTTACTGTAGATAAAGACTGTTATATGGTAGGGTGGGATGCATCAGCCCTTGAAAGTAGGATTGAAGGACACTATACATATAAGTATGATGGAGGAGAGTACGCAAGTGAGCTACTAGACGGAGACATACATAGCAAGAATGCTGAAGCTTTTGGTTGTGATCGTGACACAGCTAAGACAGTTAAGTATGCGGTAACATATGGTGCTCAAGCTCCTAAGCTAGGGGTTACGCTAGGGGTACCTAAAACCGAAGGTCAACGTATCTATGATGAGTTTTGGAAAAGTTGTAGTTCTCTTAAAACATTGAGAGATAACTTGACACGCTACTGGAATGATCACGACAGGAAGTACATTAAGGGTTTGGATGGACGTAAGGTAATGACTAGATCTGAACATAGTTTAATTAATACATTATTCCAATCAGGAGGTATTATATGTATGAAGCAAGCAATGGTGTTGTGGGATGAGTGGGTTAAGAATGAAGGTCTTAAAGCCAGTCAGGTCATACATTATCATGACGAAGCCCAGGCTGAAGTACACAAATCACAGGTTCAATTCAAAAAGTTTGGATCTGAGGATGAGGCCAAAGCCTTTACAGACCCAGACAGGATCTGGAGTGGAATCATACACTCAGGAGACAACTACTACAGAGCATACTCTAGACCTGGGGAGCTGGGAGTATTATCAATACGGGAAGCCGGTAATCATCTCGGACTAAACGTAGAATTAGATGCAGAGTACATGGTAGGTAAGACATGGGCGGATACACACTAATGAACACAATAGATTATGATGAGAAAATTAAACAAATGATTGAACTAAAAGACCGAGAGGTAGTCGAAGACATAGTAGAAGAGTATGACCCTGAAGAATTATACGAAGCACTTGAAATGTTAAATCAAATGGAGAACCAATCAAATGACAACAGTTAACGGTAAAGTAGAAGCAGTATCTAAAGCAGGTACAGGTATTAAAGTAGGAGACAAGTGGTACAATTCAAAGTCACCTATCTTTGATCGTAGCATGTATAAATCAGACATTGAGTTCCAAGTCAATGACCAAGGTACAGTAGTAGGTGAGCTTAAAGTTAGTAAACCTCAGTACAGTGGTAACAAGTTTGGTGGTGCTAAGAAGCCTTACGTAGACAACTCAATCGGTCAAGGTATAGGTATGTCAGTCAACAATGCCTGTAGCTTCGCTATCAATGAAGGCAGAGGTTACGATGAACAGTACATCCGTAGTCTTGCTATCAAAATCTACGAGCTAGCAGAGGTTCTGAAGAAAGAAGCTGCTGCTGGTAGTTTCGAATCAGCACCTAAACCAGCTCCTGTAGCAGAAAGTGAGGATAATCCTTTTGTCTAATACCATGGAGTGGGAATCACCTCTTGTAGATAATCCATTAAATCTGCAAGTAGGTGGTGATCACTATAAAGATATGAAGATACAGCCCATGGAGTACAGTATGGCCAATGGGCTAGATGCTTGCCAACATACAGCTATTAAATACATCTCTCGTTTCAGGCACAAGAATGGTATCGAGGATCTAGAGAAAGCCAAGCATTGTATTGATATGTTAATCGACTTTGAGAAGACGTTATGAGTTTTGCTTTTATTGAATATGCAGACGGGAGTATCGACTATCAGGAAGATGTAACTGCTAGCTGGGGTGAGGATGGTTCTCTCACCCTACAAGAAGGAAAGAACTACACCTGGCTTAACCTAGGTTTTGCTAAATCAGTACGTATCACAGAAGAACCCATTGAGGAGGTAGAGTTTGAATGGGATAGTGACGAAGAGGATGAGCAAGATGGGGTTACAAAACTTCATCCAGATTAATTGCCCTCAAGCGCAGTACCAAGTCTCCTACGTGCTAGAGGGAGATGCTTTCCAGATAGCTATAAATAAAGTGGGTGAAATAATAGAATACAAAGAGGATGAGACAGTTGAGAGAAATGACACTGAATGAATATCAAGAACAAGCTAACCAATTCGCTATCTACCCAGGTAGTGATATCCCTGATGGTTATGAGTATGCTCCACCGGCTATCTACCCTTTCCTTGGTCTAGCTGAGGAGAGTGGTGAAGTGATGGGTAAGTTAGCAAAAGTCTTTCGTGGTGACACAGAGGTTTTTGACCAGGAAGCTATGTGTAAAGAGTTAGGTGATGTGTTATGGCAACTCAGTGAATGTTGCAGACAGGTTGGCCTCAATTTAGATACCGTAGCTAAACATAACATAGATAAACTTATCTCTCGTAAGAACAGAGGTACGATTAAAGGAAGTGGAGATTACCGATGAGTATAGGGTTACCTAGTGTATTGACTATAGTATTTACAGTTCTTAAATTAACTGAGGTTATTGATTGGTCTTGGGTATGGGTACTGGCCCCAGCCTGGGTTTCATGCTTATTCTTCATAGGAGCTACTAGTTATCTGGTATATCTTGAGTCCAAAAAATGAAAGCTCTGATTGATTGTGATATTCTTCCTTATGAGTTGGGGGCAGTCTTAGATGAGACTGTTTCCATACGTAAAGTACTAGAGTCTACAGACAAGAAGATAGAGGAGATTATAAACAGGAGTGGTTCATCTAGTTATGTGGGTTTCTTAACAGAGAGCAGAACTAATTTCAGGATAGGAGAAGCTACAGTAGCCCCTTACAAGGGGCATAGATCTTCAGAGAAGCCTTACCACTGGAATAGCATAAGAGATCACATACTAGAGAACTACCACATCGAGGTGGCTGTAGGCTGTGAAGCAGACGACCTTATAGGTGATGAGTGTCTTAAAGATATAGGAAATACTATCATATGTTCTAGAGACAAAGACATGGATACCATACCTGGCTGGCACTACAGGTGGAAATGTGGTGAAAGACAACCAGAAAAAAGGTATTATGTTAACGATTTCGAAGCTAGGTATTTTTTCTATTATCAGATGCTTGTTGGTGATCAGGCAGACAACATAAAAGGAATCATAGGCGTTGGCGATAAGAAAGCAAAGAAAATCCTTAAAGAGTGTGACTCAGAGGAAGAGATGCTACAGGTTGTCAAAGGAGCATACGTTGATGTGTACGGAGGCGGATCTAATGAGGAGATCTATTACGAGTTACCAGATAAGACAAGGATCTGGAAACGACCAACAGAGATAATGAGAGAGATGGCAGATCTATTATGGATTGGTGTAGATCGTAGCTATCTTAGGAGGTTTGATGCCTAACTACAGAAGTAAGTTTGAAGGTAAGATAGGGAGGAAAATGAAAGGGTGTAAGTACGAACCCCGAGAGTCCATTAAGAACTACACTCTGAAAGGTACTTACTTACCGGACTTCGTTCCTAAAGACGACGAGGATATCTTGATCGAGGTTAAGGGATTCTTTCGTACAAGACAAGAAGCAAACAAATACCTGGCAGTTAGAGAAGATAATCCAGGTGTTGAAATTGTCTTCATCTTCGGTGATCCAAAGACACCGATGCCAAATTCACGTAAACGCAGAGATGGTACAAGGTATAGTATGTCAGAATGGGCAGAGAAAAATGAAATTAGATGGTACACATATGACACTATCCCGAAGGAGTGGTGTAAGAAATGTTAGTAATTGATTATGAAACAGTAAAAGAATGTATCGAAGAGATAGAAGAGAGCATACACTTGATCACTACACTGGATGATATTAATGTAGGAGAGGCTTTAGATATCTTAAGTGATACAAAGATAAAACTAGAGAGGAGTCTAGACGACTTCGAGACTAATCTAGAAACTATGAGTGAGTATTACGAAGAATGAGAAAATTACTTATCCCAGATCCCCAGGTTAAACCTGGAGTACCTACAAACCATCTCCTAGCAGCAGGTAATTACCTATGTGATTCTAGACCAGACGTAGTTATTATCCTAGGTGATTGGTGGGACATGCCTAGTCTTAGTCGATACAACACCGCTAAAGAGGTAGAGGGTACTCGTGTACTTGAAGATATAGAGTCTGGGAAGGAGGCCATGCGCCTGTTTCTCTCCCCTCTAGTATCTTTGCAACGTAAACAAAAGAAGAACAAAAAGAGAGTGTACACACCTCGGATGGTCTTCTTAACAGGTAACCACGACCCCATGGTTAGGATACCTAGGCTAGTGGAAGACTACCCTACACTGGAAGGTTTCGTACCAGATAACTGTAAGTCTTGGTTAGAGAGAAAAGGTTTTGAGGTTATTGGTTATCGAGAAATCATAGAGATTGAAGGTATACGGTATAGCCACTACTTCCAGAACATGCACTCTGCAAAGAAAGGTCCACTCTCAGGTAACATTGTTACTATGATGAAAAACGCTGGATTCTCTTTTGTCCAAGGACACCAGCAAGGGAAGAAGTGCCACTCTTATAAACTAGGGGATGGTACAAACCGTCTAGGTATAGTAGCTGGATCGTTCTATCAACATGACGAGGGTTACGAAGGACCGCAAGGCGGTAATAACTGGAACGGGATTATAGTTTTGAACGAAGCTAAGGAGGGTGGTGCTGATATCTGTGAAGTATCTATGAACTATCTACTAGAGAATTGGTTATGATATTGAAAATACTAAACCTGTGGCAACTAGGGAAGGTGATAATATCAGCTACACTCTTAGGGATCTATACAATGTATCTCTACTTCAGAAGTACAGAGGCGTATGTATCCCTTATTTCTATGATAACTGAGTTTAGTCAGGGCCACGTGGTTATCACAATGGCCCGTGAAGAGTATGAGGAGATGTGTAGGCTATCCGAACAGCTTAGAAACGATATTAAAGATTGATAATACCGTACTGGAGTCGACCTTATCAAAGGCGGCTCCTGCTACTCCTATCGCTATAGTGACACCTAGTATATACTTCTTCAACTCCCCTACATCACTCTTTACTTCTTCTACCTTCTTCTCTAATCCTTTTACTTTACTGTCTATACCCGACCTGTACTCGGCAAAGTCTTGCCTGTCCCTTACTCGGTCTTTCTCTTCTTTTACCATATGATGTTCTAACTTAAAAGTTAAGTCCTCTACTGCTCTAGTAAGATACCCCACCCTCTCACTAGTGTGTTGGTCATGTGCCACGTCTGACATTATTTTGGTACCTGCTCTTGTTGCGAATTTGTTTAAGTTAGAAGCCATGGTAATCCCTTATGTTTACTTCTTCTTCGGCCTACCGCCTTTTCCACGGTTGTCTGCCCTGTTTGCTGATTTAGATCGTACTCTTAGATTACTACCGTTTTGCTTTGTGTTCTTGTTCTTATGATCTACATCTTTACCGTCTCCTTTCTTTACTTTACCTTTCTTCTCCATCTCCTTTCTGGACTTATTCCTTTCAGCCCTTCGTTTCTTTTGCTTCGGTTTGCTATGGTACTCTTTGTACTCGCGTTGGTAATCTCTCTTTTTAGTTGGCATCTGCATTCTCCACAACTTTTCTACACCATTCTACAAACTCACTCACAGGCAAATCAGACCTCCAGTAATTAACAGCTTGACACACTAGCTGTATATTATCTTCCGAGTACTCTCCCCCTGGTACTATTCTATCTATAGAGGCATTTGTCCTGAACCTCTTCCCTTTCTCTAGAAGACAGGTCAATTCTATCCCAGTTAAAGCACACCTGTAGTTTTGCTCTTTAAGTTTATCTTTTAAAATGTCACGTGTTAGGTGATCCCTCTTCCTGCCATTAAAATATAATAATCTAGAAAGATACCTATCCCAGTTACCAGAGATTTCTTTATACTGTGACTCTGTTGTTACCTCGCCAGTTACATACTTAACCTTCCCTTTACAAGTGTCGCTACAGTACTTGTGGTGCCAGGTTCTTTGTTTGAAAGTAGTATCGCAAACTGCACACTTAACAGTTTTATACTTATCAGAATCTCTGTAACCACCAACCTTGTAATCTCTTGGCATTACCACTTCACCTTATCAGCCCAGTAAGCTGCACTCATCTTTCCTTTGTCAATGTTCTTCTTGTGTCGAGCCTTAAACGAAGAACGCCTAGCTTTCTCAGAATCAGATTTGGGTTTTTTACCAGCACCTTTCACGCCTTGCTGCCCAAAACGGATAGTTTTAATCTTATCCCCTTCTTTTGCAACAACTACATGAGACTTAGTAGGGTGCTTTGGTGTACGTTTGGGTTTGTTATAACCACTAACACCTGCTCTTTCTAACCTGGGGTCTTTATCTTTAGGCATTTATGATCTCCTGAAATTTATCCATCACCATTTGCATAATTAAATCATCCTCTTCAAGTTGTTTACGTCTAGCATGCTCTACTGCTCCACCACCTCTCACGGGTACGGGGATATCTGGTACCACCTCCCCTCGAGGTCCATAGTAAGTAGAGCCGTAGTGATTTACTTTATAATGGTTTGACCCGTAATAAGACATTAGCTACCATCTGTAGTTACTGAAGTACGTTGACCATTCTCATCCACTGTAGCGGTGATACGATCTTTACTGTCCGCCTTATCTCTGAAAGTCACAGTATTACCTGAGACTGCTACCTTACCTGCTGATTCAGCTCGCATGATCTTAATAGACTCAGCGAAAGTTTCAGTATCTTCCATGACAGTAGCAAAGACTGATGCTGCACTACCTGCTGCTTCTGTTAACTCAGCCTGTTGACCTGCTGTTAAACCACTACCAGCAGTTACAACATAAACCACGTTCTTCCAGTTCATATCAATACCGCCCCCACCAGTGGTAGGGTGCTTGACTGGTCTAGCCTCATCATCCCTGAATACCCTAGATGAGTCTGTTTGCCAAACCTCATTGGTAGTGATATTATCCATATAAAGATCTACAGTAGCTGTATTGATCCTGTAGTTACCAGAGTCAACAGCAGTGATACCGTTAATGAACTCATCAATACCATTTGTTGTAGTTAACTCATCTTTATAGAAAGCATATATCTCTGGACCAGTGAAGTTAGTAGCTGTAGATACATCTATCTCATCGTTGGTATAATCAGCAGTGAACTTAGTAATAGTAGTGCCGTCAATACCATTTGTGTTATAGACAGTATCAGCCTCTGGCGTATCTAGGAAGGTAGTCGTACCTGCCGCTGTAGCAATACCAGTAGTTTCGATAGGTAAAGAATCAATTGCAGTCCACCGTAATCGAATGGTATCTCCAGAGGTAAAGTCAGTGCCATCTATCCAGTTGTAAGAGTAACCACTGGTTATAGTAGTATTCTCTACCTCTGTTGCAGTGGTAACATT